GGTGAAGACCACCTCAGTTTTGTGAAGACAGACTGAGGACGTCCAGAACGCTGGAGATGATCATCTCCACCTGCCGTCGCACGCAAGTGCGGCATAAGGTGGGCCCCATCGGCATTTTCACGCCGATGGAACTGATGAAACACCTTCAGTAAGGCATCGGATCCCCCAATTGAATTCTGGGGAATCCGACTGGACACTACAAGTCCCTTGACTAGAGGGGCGTGCAATGTACGGTGAACTTTCTGGGTTTCATACCCCAGAAAGGATTCACGGCCTAAAACGGGAGAAGACGGCAAGACAACAGGAAAATGATGAATCATTTTCTTTATCTTGCCATCCAACCATTCCACAGTCTGCCAGTGACCAGCTCGATAGAGCTGGTTACGAAGCGAGACAAGCGAAATGATTGCCCGTCCGTCCTGCTGTGATGTAGGGAACATACGGCGAACGCGGACAATTGAAACGTCCTCGCCGTCGTAATACTCCTTACCGCAAGACTCTCTGAACCTACCGGTCCAGAATGACTTGCTTGAGTTAACTAGAAACCCGTAGGTCTCTAGCAACTCAATCACAGTATGCACATATTCTACAGGGATGATAATATCATCTCCGTAGACACGCACCCTACCGAGAAACGATTTAATCGTTTTTCGGTCAAGGGATGTCCTGAGTTCTCTTTCAATTCCAAGAAAGATAATGGTCAGAAAGACCATTGCCTCGATTGGAAAACAGAGAGCTGAACCCATAGACGCGTACTTGGAAAGGGAAATAATCCCTTCTCCAGGTACATCAGCCTTCCGGGAGCGAGTGGCATCGATACCCTCACGCAAATGAGGAAATCGTTGCATCATCTTCCGTACGAGCTGATAGGAAACGCGATCGGATGCTTCACTCAAGTCGAGTGTAGCAAGTTCCCCGTTAAGGGATCCTTCTTTGGCCATGAGCTGGTTAGGCTCTTGGTCATCGAAGCCGAGAAAGGCTCGCAAGAAGTCAACCTTGCGGATACCTTCCAGCATCACCTCAAGGAGACCCTGCTGTACATATTGTACAGCAGTAGGCTCCATAGCGATGATGCGTGGCGTTTTCTGTGTTTTAGGCACTGAGATAACCTTAACAGGAATCTCAGCGTCGGGTTCGAGGAAATGGACATCGTCTTCATCGAAGCTATAATGCTTCCATGATGGAAACAAGTATTCCCCTGCTGGGAAATACTTTTCCAGACGATCAGTCCAGATGCGCTGAGTGTACTTCTTGTTTCCAAGAAGTCCATCTGCAGTAGCACCTGGACCGTGCTTAGGAACGACTTCCCCATCATAGATCTTACGATCTATGTAGGAGAATGTGTCCCTAAACAACAGCATCGCAACGCGCTGGAAATCCTCAAGTAAACGAGGATCCCAGCTGTTTTGAATGCTGGCCATTTCCTTCTCACATTGGACATATCCGGACATCGCATTGGCCGTCCTTGCATCGCTGCAAGGAAGGTCAATCTTTGCAAACATCAGCGTTAGCTGACGGATGCATTGAATTGCGTACGTATCCGGAGTGTCCAACAGGACACCACTAGAGGTGTCAAACACATGACCGAGGAAACCTGACA